CCAGTAAGACCAGCATTAGCTTCTACATTTACATAAGGGCCAGCGAACGCAGCGGTGGCAAGGAAAGGAGCAGCTGCGACAGCTGCGATTGCGGATTTAAACATAAAATTGTACCTCTAAGTTTCTCGCAGAGTAATACCTGCGGATGTAAGGAGAACCGACATTCTCCGTTTGATTCAGTGAGTCAACGAGTAATTGAGGTCTCATCACCTGAATGTATTTATTTTAACACAAACTTGGGATCATGTCAACTAAGAACAGGTTAAGAGTTTTGCTGCTGTTGGTGCATTGAATTTTCGGTTATCCGACCAAGATAAGGATCATAATTCATATAATCTTTAATATCAACGTTTGCTCCATTCTGTTGCCAGAAGTTTAGTTGTGCTTCATAGTTTCCTTTATGGAAAGCATCAATATGCTCTGGGTGAATAGAAGATCCAAGTTCAATCCTATAAAGGAGTAATGGAATAGAATATGTGTTACCCGAATTATAAATCAAATCATCTGCAACAGGACGTGGTTTAACCCCATTATCAAGTTTATATTTGTCACCTCTGACATGATGCTTTAAAAGTTTTTCTGCATGATGACGATTAATCAAATAGCAAGCAGTTGAAAAATCATTTACAAATCTCTTATGAAGTTTAACATGAATATCTCCAGTACAAATAATAGCGATTTGTACGATATCCCAATCATAGGGAATATGGGCATAGAAGTCTTGCCAGGTAAAATTCCAATATGCAACTAAGTCCAAACTACAATCATCTTCCATAATGATTGCATAAGGACTATCGGAAGTTTCATACCAGTGCTTGATTGCTTTCAAGTGAGAAGTAATACAACCTATTTCACCGGATGTCATCATCTCAGGATAACGTCCAGTAATAATATCACTCAAATCATCTTCTCTACCATCATATGCAGAGATGCGTGTGTAATTTTCAATCTCCCAATACTTAAATTGGTTCTCCATACACTCGCGTCTTTCTGGTTGCCCATCAAGATTTAAGTAATAAATTGGTCCAATACCTTTCAACTTATACGTTGATTTATTTTTGTCTACTAATTCCATCATTTTTTTTGAAATACATCATCGTAAAAACTTTGGGGAACTTTATCCCAAAAAGTAGGCGTTACAACTTCTGCTTTACATCCACCAAGCCACCAAGCAGCTTCACTAAATGTACTACCAAAAGTACAAACTATTTTCTTTTGGCACATGGACAGCAAATACATTTCAAGAAATGCTTCTTTAGTTTGCTGAACATCATCAATAGTTCCATCATTTCCAATTACACTTACTGAACGAGGAAGTGTAATGATTTGATTTGGATACTTTTCCTTATAATAATTATTAATATTTAAGTTATCTGAAGAAAAGAAAAACTTTTGAGTTGGGTCTAATTTTTGAACTTCTCTTTCAAATCCTTCAAAATCAACCCACACACTTCTACTTCCATCATCAATAGGTGGTAACCAACTTCTAATGTTGATGCCTACCATATTTTCTTTGTCCCAGTCTTTTGTAATCCCATCCACAATTTCTTGAAGATCTGGTTTCAGTTTAAACCTTTGAAATACTGGTACGTACTTATCAATAAAATATTGTGGTACTTTCCCATAAAGAAAATCAATAGTTTTTAACCCATCAATATAGTGCTCTTCATCCTCGTCAACAAGCACACGCCAAACTGATCCTGTATGAGGATACTTTTGAATATCTTCTGGAGTTGCCAACTCAAAATTTTCAAACAGATGGACATCTGTTGGTTTTTCAATCATTACCTTATCATATCTTGCCATATGAGAAGCATATGATTTAATCCTATTGCCTAGTGCAGCAGTTCTTAATACTACGAATGTGCTCATTTGTTTTCTTCAATCCACCTTTTAACTTTTAACTTAGGTTCCCATCCAAAAGTATTTCGTGCTTTATCATTACAAGCAAGTGTTGTTCTTGCTTCACCATCTCTAGGTGGGATATGCACATAATCTTTAGAAATCATTTGAGCGATTTCAAGAATAGAAATATTTTCACCACTTCCAATATTATACACCTGACCATAACATTCGTCATCTAAATTTGCAAGAGCAACCATGAGGTTTGCATTTGCAACATCTTGAACATGTACAAAATCTCTACGTTGTTCGCCATCACCAACAATAGTTAAAGGTTCTCCAGAATTGTTTTGACGTAGAAAAATACCAACTACAGGTGCATACTGACCAGTCGTTGGTGAACGTTCCCCATATACATTAAAGTATCTAAAAATGATTGTCTTAAGTCCATAGAGATTGTTATATAACTTACAGAGTTCTTCTCCAGCAACTTTAGATACTGAATATGGATTTAAACAATCATTAGGATCAGTTTCATAGTTTGGAAATTTATTCAGACCATATGCAGATGATGTTGATGAATAAATGACTTTTTTAACTCCTGCTTCTCTAGCACACTGAAGAACAGTACAAGTTCCAACAGCGTTTTTAGTAACAGCATTAATTGGATTTTTAATGGCAGGTTGAAGTCTGGACTCTGCTGCAAGATGAAATACGTAATCTACATTATTATACAAATCCCTAGTAAATTCATAATCACAAATGTCTAATTTATGATTATCTGCTTTAGAATTCCAATAAAACTTTTCATTACACTCTGCGCTTTCGTTATCAATTACGACAACTTCCCAGTTCATACCAATTAATTTATCAACAAGATTCGATCCAATGAATCCTGCTCCACCAGTTACTAATGCTTTCATTTTATTTAAAGGATTTTGCAATTTTTCTTTTTAATTCTGTTGTTGAATAGTCATGACTTCTATCAACAAAAACTATTTTGATTGATTTATCTTTTCCAGTATAACTACCATCACTATAATCATCACCAAGAAATCTTACGTCATAATCATCAAGATAAGATAGGAAAGTATCTTCTGCTTGATAAACAACAATATCATCTATATACCGAATTGCTCTTAGAATTTCTTTTCTTTCTTCTAAAGTCTGAACTGGTTTTAGTTTATGTGGTCTGGCAAAAGATGGATCTTCATGTAGTGCGACTGTAAGATGATTGCAGTGCATCTTACAATCTTTAAACATTCTGATATATCCAGGATGAATCAAATCAAAGGCACCTGCAATAATACCTTTGACTAGTGGTTGATTTTGTTTCCAATTTTCAACGTTTTCTCCCTTATCATCAATAAAAATATCTGCAGTTGGTTTGCAGAACATAGGGAATAGTTCATGATACTTATATCCCCATTTATTAAGTTGCTTTTTAGTTAGTTCTGTATGGTCAATACCTGAACCTTTACCTCTAGCAGTTTGCATAATAATATAATGCCCTTCGTCATATAAACGATTGACTTGCTCAACCATAAAAGGAAATGGTTGAGCGTTTTCATAATCAGGTTTTCCTTTTTCATTGTTGGGAGTATAACAAAGTGTCCCATCAATATCAAAGCAATATCTCATACAACTCCATGAAGAAAAATCTGATGGACACACTCAACAATTCCATAATCTCTACTAGGAATATGATAATCCCATAGTGCATTATTAGCGATACTTCTTGCTTTATTTGTTGGATGGAATCCCGTCAAAATACCATAAGGTAAAGAATTGCTTTCACAATATTTGATACAGTTGATAATATTGTTAGATTCTCCACCAGAACTAATCAAGATACAAAGTGTATCTGGTTTTGCATAGTACTGAAGAAAACGACAGTACGCTTGGTCCATTCCAAAGTCATTAATAAAGCAAGTCAACATTGATGGATCAGAAAAAACCATCGAATTTTTATTATGAAATTTCACATAGTCTTGAGAAATGTGTGAGGCAACAGAGTTACTACCACCATTACCAAGAATAATGATGTTATTATGTTTAGCAAAAGCATTTTTGAACTTTTGAAACTGTTCCTCTATATGAGCTCCCTGTAGAGCCTCAACGTATTCTGAAAATGGATTCATAGTTTCTTTTTAAGGCAGAAGAAGATACTATTCCCATAAGTTGTATGCATCCTAAACATAGCATCACCGAAAAGATAACCAAAGAAAAGACCTTGAGGGCGTGCAGCAACACCTTCAGGAGTTCCTGGGTGGTGTGGATACTGAATTCCTACGGGAGTAGGTGGCCAAGATGGGTCATATGCAAGTTCAAAACCACAATCAAATAGAAGATTAATCCACTTCACAGAGTTAAAAACTGATTGATGTCTACGAAGGAATTTACCATCAACCCAACCCACATCATCGGGAACAACAGAAATAGAACAACAAAACACACCGTCATCCTTCAGGTGATTGCGAATTTGCTGAAAGAAAGTCTTCAAGTCCTCTTCAGCAATATGCTCTACAACCTCCCAAGTTGTGATGAAATCAAATTGCATTTTTTCATCATCTTCATACAGTTGATATGGTTTGGAAAGATCGACTGTAAACAAATTTTTATCGCCGTATTGGTCCCAGTTATGCTTTCCTGCTCCACGCTCACGGGCATTTGTAGATCCTTCAAGACCTACACCAATATCACCCCTGGAGATGAAATCGGCAATCAATTGTCCTCCTGCACATCCAAGATCAAGGACCCTAATTTGCTCATTATTAAAATGTTCTTTTACTGCATTAATATAATCAATATCAGTCGTATTATCGTCTACAGTTCCTACAGGCGCAATATGATCGGGAGATTCAATTGCTACGGGATGTTCCGTTTCTAATCTAATCATAACTTTTTACCTTTTACTCCATCAGAGGATACATTAATTTTAACTGAAGAATATGGCAATGTCAATTTATCCTTTTCGGAAAAGGTTAAAAAGAAACCACCATTGCCAGCACCACATAACTTATGGGCGGTGACAAGTGGACTATTTAGTAGATAATCATCAATTGACTTTACCATCTGGTTTTCACTAATAGAAGAACTAGTTTGTTTTTTCTGAACCCAACTTTGATTCAAATGATATAGAAACTCGTCATAATTTTTTTGAAGTAATGAATCATATGCCTTCTCAAGTGTATCAAGTAGTGGTGGTATCTTATCAAGATTATCACTCACATCTTTCAAAACATTTTTTGAATTTCTAGTGACACCTGTAAATACCAAATGTGCATCATAGTTTTCAAATAACTCTGTTGATTGAAAATCATACTTTACAATTCCACCGCGCTGAAATTCAATTCTTTTAAATCCGCCAATACCACATCCATAAGGATCTTGATAACCACAATATGGATTAAACTCCCTCTCTAAATCATAAGCAAGAGAGCATATTTCAATATCGGTCATACTTAGACCCTTAAACATTGAAACACACTTAATTAAGTTGATGAGGTATGAAGAAGATGATGCAAGTCCGCTTCCCTGTGAGTATGCATCACTTGTCATACTTACTGTTAATGGGGTACAACCAAAATGATTTAAAACTACTCTAACCAAATCATTTTGAATGTCTCCAATAAATTCAGTTTCTTCTCTCTTTGAATAGTTTACGATGTACTTATGTCCTTGCATATTGTATCCAAACTTATCTTCATGCAAAGTTATATAAGTTTTAAGGTCACAAGTAAAACTAATTACAGCACCATATCCATACTTTTCAACAAAGTATGGATTATCACTAGATCCACCAAATAGAGAAACCCTGAGAGGGCAGGAAGAAACGTACATTAAAGGACAATCCAGTTATCTACATAAAGGTCTTTTGTATCTTTGTCGGCATATGCTGGACCAAACCACATTTTGGGTGCTATCACTTTCTTATTTGGATTTGATTGTAACCATGCACCCCACCAACTCATAGAACTATTAGCAATAATAGCATGAGAACACAGAGACATCAAACACAAATCAGCATAAGGAAGAAATGAACCATCAGAGTATTTTTCTTGTGGTTCAGAAATCATAAACCTATCACTTGAGAAAAAGTCCTGCTCTTTCACCCATTCTGAAGAATCTGAGAATACGATAACTGGCTGATTATCATCAAAATGTTCCAGTGCTTTTTCGTAGTATTCTAAAGATTGAACTGGGTGTTGATCAGAACAATTTACATATGCCCACTTAAATCCTCTTGGATCAACTAGATTAGGATCACCGCGACGAACGTGCAGCATGATTGGTTCTTGACCATCAAGCTGCTGAATGAATTCTTTACATGGATCCATATGCTCATCCAAAAATGTATAGTCTTTACGGATTTGCTCTGAGATATTTTTGAAATACTTTTCAGATTGAAAAAATCCATGAAGACTTACATTATCTGGACAGTTTTCAAAAAGTTCTTTATCAAAATGAAAAAACCTCTCACCAACATACTGGAAGTCATCATATGTACCAATGTTTTTATCAGTTACAGATTCCAACTTGAAGCATTCACCAAGACTATAGTTCTCTATTCCCTTAAGGTGAAATGGAGGAATAGACCAATCATAACCATGATGAGCAGCGATGCCGCGAAGAGCAGCATACTCAAACATCTGATTTCCAAGTCTTCCTAAATTTCCAATTTGATTAAATGCTAACATATTTTTTAAGATACTCTTGATTTGAATAATACTCTTTTAGTTGTTCTTTGTTTAGAGTTTGTAAATAGTTCCACAACTCAAAATTTTGAGACATATAAGGATTTCCTCTTACTGACTCTGGCCAAGAGTTTGGTCCTCTACTGTGCTCCAAGTGATAAATCCAATTATCAATTCTACCAAGATTATATCCAAGAGTAGTAAATCTAAAGAATCTTTCCTTATCTTCTGGAGAAGATCCTCTAAAGTTTTCATTTTCCATTCCACCTTCAATATAAGAAGAGCGATTGAAAAACTGAACCCACCCAAAATCTGAGGTGCTTACTTGAGAGTTACTATCTAAAATATCAAAATCAAAATCTTCATTCAAGAAATCAGAAACAATCTCATCAGTCACATGAACTTGTTTTTGATATGTTCCATTTCCGTAAGGATAAACAACATCACATGTACCATCTAGAATTGATTGATATGCATTTACATATGTTTGAACTGGCATTAAAACATCACAGTCATAATTAATAACAACATCAGTTTTAACCATCGAAAGCATCTCATTTAGAATATGCATACGATAGAAAACTGGATCATCTGATTGCTCAAAGATATGTGTGAGATTAATGTCTTTACCTAAAAATTCTTTTACTTGAGGTAAAACACTTTCTGCAAATACTGGTTCACTATCAACCTCCTTTATAATTACATTTGTATTAAAGTTTCCAAACAAAAAACAAAGAAGAGTAATAATGTTCCTCATCCTATCTGAGGACTCTATCCTCAAAGGAATAATAAAAGTAGCGTTTGATAAATCAACCATTTGAATATTCCCAACTCTCAAAAAAATCTGCGTGTTTTTCTTGTAGATATTCTAACTCGCTTTGAATGAATTGCCAAGCAGCACCATCTCCCTCGATAACAATATCAAAATTAAGTTTTGATGTAGCGTTATTATTATGTTGTCTACTTGTTGTCAGAATATCATTTAAGATGAGTGGCATACCATATTTTATGCGAAGACGATGATACCACTCATGATCCATACTTGTTAAAATAGATGTATCAAAATATTCAACATTCTCATTTCTGATGGTTACATTTGTAGGACATCCCAAAAGATTATTTCCGACTAAAAGATGGTCTGGATACTTTGGAACTCTTTCATCAAAAAAATTAACGGCGTCATAAGTATGGTTAAATCCATTGACTAACCAATACCTATCAGTATTGTCAAGAGCATCAACAATAAGTTTCAAAGCATCTGATGAGAATAAGAAATCATCACAGTGTAAGATTTTAATATACTCACCTTTACACAAATCCATCGCAACATTTGAATTGGCAGACATTCCAACATGTTCAAGATTTTTCTCATAGGTTATTGAAAATTTGTCTTGATATTCATCACAAAGATTTTCTACTAAGTTATTTGATGAATTATCAGACACAACCACTTCATAGTCACCAAAAGATTGATTGGTAATTCTATCAAAAGATTCTTTCAGATATGTTAAATCTGTTTCACTTTTAATGTATGCTGGAATTGCGATAGAAATTTTAGGCATCAAATCCTCTCCCACCTCTCAGGAATGAGATCACTATCATCAACTGTTGCTGCAGATCCATACCATACTTTAGGAGCAACAATCGGTTGAGTTGGGTTCTCAATCAACCATGCACCCCACCAACTCATAGAACTATTGGCAATAATTCCACCAGAACAAAGAGACATCAAGCAAAGGTCAATATAAGGAATTAGAGAATGTCTCATCTGTCCATCAGCATCAAGGTGAACATGTCCATATCTTTCATTATTTTCAGAAAGAAGAAATCTATCAGAACTAAAAATTTCTTGTTTAGAGCACCAAGCAATATCATCAGAGAATACAAGGACGGGAATGTCCTTATCAAACTTTTCTAATGCTCGCTCATAATACTCAAGTTCACAAACAGGATGATAATACTGGAGATTTACATAATCACCTCTACGAACATGCAGGAAAATAACATCTCCAATTTCAGAAATGAAATTCTTACAAAGTTCCAGATGCTCTGATTTAAATGTGAAGTCTTTTTTAATTTCGTCTTTGATGTGAGCGAAATACTTTTCTGTCTGAAAGTAATCTTCAAGATTGCAGTTATCCGAGCAGGAATTAAAAAATTCCTCATCAAAAGCACCAGTATTTGCTTTATATGTTGGAAAGTCACCTGGAACAAATCCAAGGTTCTTTTCGCCAACACCACTCATCTCAAAACAGTCAAATAGACCATAATTGGTTTGATGTGGACCTTCAGGAGAAGGAACGACCCAATCATATCCATGATGCGCTGCAATACCACGAAGGGCAGCATACTGAAACATTTGATTACCAAGACGCCCGTTAGATCCGAGCCTGTTATAACCGATCATAATTACTCCTCTATTACAATTGTGGGGGGAAGATTAAAGTGAAAACCAAACGGAGTTAATCCTTGATTTTCTGGAACTGCAGTTTCATATGAAAACCTTGCTGCAACTTCAATAGGAGGAAACTTACATCCTTCTTCAATAAACATATGTCTATTGTGTACACAAATGTTTCCATCTTCTGCAAAGTTATTTGCGTTAAAGTGTTTATAGAAGTCTCCAGTGGTGCAATCAAAGGGTATTTCTTTTTTCAAAGGTACTTCAAGAAGTTTTTTACTTCTTAAAGAAAATCCACCATTTCCAACTCTAATGTGTTCTCCAAATGGAGTCACATAAGAATTTTCTTGATAAGGCCAAGGAGCACCAATATAGTCATATTCATAAAACTCATCAGACCATGCTTCTGGATTAATAATAAAAGCATGGTCATGAACCATCAAACAATAATCTTTATCTACATGCTTATAAAGTTCATACAGACAATACCTACTGTATTCATCAATATTAGTAATTGGAAAGACCATTTCCTCTACAAAAATACCATCCTCTAACAAAGAATCTTGGTATTGGTCTTTGATTTCTTTTGACGTAATAAGTTTTACTGAACCAAAGTTTGCTTGCTCGATACAGGTATAAACTGCTTTAATAGTTCCACTAACTCTGGATGTATTGTCTACGGCAACTAAAGTTACTCTAGATAAATCAAGCATTTATAAAAGTGTCAACGACTGTTTCAATATAATCAATCATATTCTGATTAATTGTTGGAGAGCATCCAAGGAAGAATACTTTGTTCAACACTTGGTTTGCTTTTGGATATTTAGTTGCATCATCAAGATGACTATATCCAGGGTGAAGAAGAACATTACCTGCAAAGTAGTTGCGAGTTTGAACTTTATTACTTTCAAGGTGAGCAACAAGAGACCTCTTTAGATCTTTATCTTTACATACAATTGGTACACCAAACCAACTTGTTTCTGCACCTTCACGCTCATTGACAACTCTGATTCCTGGAATTTTTTCAATAATCTTTTGAATTTTTTCTTTGTTGCTTCTACGGAGTTGGTGGATTTCTTCAAACTTTTGAAGTTGAATAAGTCCCACAGCACCTTGCATATCAAGAGGTTTCAGATTGTATCCCATAGTTGAGAAGACATACTTATGGTCAACTACATCCTCATAGTTTTCTAACCAAGTATCAAAACGCTTTCCGCAGACACCATTAGAAAGAAGGTTCTGTTGGCCAACACAATAACATCCACGACCCCACCATGCAAAACTACGAGCAAGGTCAATAATTCCCTTTTCGTTTGAAGAAACCATACCACCTTCCATCGTACAGATATGATGTGCAGGATAGAAAGAACAAGAAGCAGCAACTGCATAATCAGTCAGATAATTACCATGCCACTTGCTTCCAAGACTATCACAATTATCTGCAATCAAAGCAATACTCTTACGACGGCAAAGGTCAACAAACTTGTTCATGTTATAGGGATTACCAAGAACAGGTGATGAGATGGCACCAACAGTTCTTTCAGTGATCTTGTTCTCAACCTGCTCTAAATCCCAGTTAAGATCTTCCCAGTCAATATCAACAAAAACAGGTTTCAAACCACACTGAACAATAGGTGCAATCGTAGTAACAAATCCACATGCACACACAATAATTTCATCACCATCTTTCCACCCAAAATACTTTTTGAGTGCAGCAAACATCACAAGATTAGCAGAACTTCCAGAGTTTACCATTACAGAATGTTTGAAGTTAAACTTCTTAGAAAACTCACGTTCAAACTTATTGACCTGCTCGCCAGAGGAAAGCCATTTTCCTTTCATAGTAGAATGAATAAGTTCCCTAACCTCCAGGTCATCCCAGTAAGGACCAGAGTAATAAACATTATCCTCACCCCCAACAAACTCTTTCTTGTTTGCAAGATATGGGAACACATCTTTATCTACTTCTTTGGCAGATTGAATAAAATTATCAATTAGGTCGTACATAGTTGTTTAATAATTTCGTCTGTTGAGATTGATTGAGCAAATCCAAGTGATTGTAATTTTGTTGTATCAAACCAAAAATCTTTTGCTTGAACAATCTTATGGAATTCTGGTGCTTCTTTTGATTTTATAATTGACTTAGAACCCAGATACTCCTTTGCTTTACCAATTATATCACCAATAGATGTTGGTTGTCCACTTCCAACATTATAAATTTCGTTCATGTTTCCTTTATCACAGATAAGTTTTATTGCTCTACATACGTCATCAATATGCATCACATCACGAACTGGTGTTCCATCATCATATAGATAAACATCTTCATTCTGTTTAAGAAGATTAATCATATGAACCAAAGCGTTCTTTTTTAGAGATGCCTTATTATCACTTTTCCCCAAAACGTTACACAAGCGTATAATTCTATACTTAACATTATAAGTTTTACAAAAAGAAACTAAAAGATCCTCTGCTGCTTTTTTTGTGATTGAGTAAAACCCTGTGGGTTTGCAATGGTATTCTTCTTTTGCTGGTAGTTCACATTCCCCGTAAACGAACCAAGAACTGATAAAATTGAAGACAATATCAGTATCTCTACAAAAATCCAAAACTTCACAAAGAACCTTGAGGTTGGTTTCAACATCTAATGTAATATTGGTATGAACGTTGTAATTGTCTACTGTAGAAATTAAGTAGAGAATATTTTTTGTTTTTGGTTTTCTTTCTTCCCTTTCTTGCTTCACAATAAAATGTGGGTAGAGATTACAAAATCTACCACCCACAAATCCAGAAGCACCATAAACACTTAACATAATTAAAACTCTATTTTTTAGAATGAAACTGATTCAATAGATCTCGTAATGCTTGAGTTTTAATTTGATTGTATTGAACTCCCACGTCTCCTTTCATCCAAGGAAGTGTATTGCTTGCATTCTTATAATGGAAGATGAAAGCATCTTGAAGGAGATTTTCATCAGTTTCAAACTTCAACATGTCAACAAAAGTTGGTTTAGGAAAATTATTTTCTCTTGCAACTTTCATAATTGTATCAAAGTTGTTATAAGCATATTCCCAATAGTCTTCTCTCTCAGTTTGGTGTGGGAAAGTGCGAAGATTTGATTCCTGATAGTCACGAATCTCTACTTCACCTTTTTCAAAGTCAGCAAACATTTGACCACATCCACTATAATTCACTTCATAAGGTGGTTGAACATCAACAAGGACACCCCACTGGTCAATATAACGTTCTTTGATTTCGTTCTTATACTTCTCAAGATAGAAACGAACCTCACCACCAACATCAGTTGCAATACCATCTACGTCACCACAACCCCAACTAATTTCCTCTGGGTTAGGAAGTTCATGTGGTTTTGCAAAGATGATACCATTCCAAGTATATTTGAAAGCAATTTTGCCAGGATTCTCTGGACTCTTATATTGCTCATGATAACGATATGAGGGAACAAAAGCAAAATTATGATCCTTCATCTCATCATTCAAATTAATATCTCTGATAAAAAACATATCAGAGTCAAGAATCATAGAGAGACAATCGTTTTTTGAGATATAATTTTTCCATCCCCAAGTGAAGGAATATGCACATGCATTATTTCCATTCGTATAACTATTACCATCAAACATCTTTACTCCATTAAGATACTGGAGTTCTGGGTCAAGTTCTACACGAATACACTTTACTCCAATCTTTTCGCAGATGGAACTGATTTCACCGATCTTGGATTCATCAAATCCACCATCACCACCAGGACGTTCATTATTAAACACAATAAACTCATAGTCATCTTTGACATGGCGTTTAATTGCTTCGTACTGAAGTTGGATAAAATCAGGACGATTATGGGAATAAGTATAAATTTTAACTTTACTCATTTGATGCTCCTATAGAATTCTTTTGTTTCTTTATACATTTCATATTCCTTCTTACACTCCGTTCCTGTCATTAAATCACCTTCACGATCTAACCAGTACCAATCATCCACAATAGATTCGTGAGGTCTCCACCAACCATTAGAAGTTTTGAAATCAAACCAATACTTTGGCGCAATTACATCACAATCTTTATTAGTCCAAACAGGCCAAAATGCAAAAGTAGAAGATGAAATAATTGCATTCTTAGCAGTATTGAGAATTGAATAATCAACTCCAACTGGACCACCAGGATAAGCATACCATCCAATACTACCTTGATATGGATCTTTTTCTTCCATCACCGCAGAACCAACAACCTCTGCAAATGGAATGAATTGTCTCGCATGTTCTGGGTCATCGGTTACACAAACAAATTTCATATTTGGATTTTTGTCCAACATATGTTTTGCTGCACTCTGATAATACTCTGGGGGAACCCAAGAAGCACCAGTCAAATAATCACCACCACGAAATTGAATTACACAAATATCATCAGAAGAATAGTCAGTAATTTTATTGTCATACTCTAACCATTTGATAATATCATCCCTACGATCATTAATATAAGACATATTCTGAAAGTAACCCTCTACTTTCGTGTTGTCTTCAAGTCCATTCCAAAGATGCTCGTCAAAGATATTCATTTCTTCCCCACCCATATAAGAGGGATATCTTTGCCTACGCTCCAAATAGTAATTAGCAATTCCTTCTGGCAATTCAACAGGAGGTCCGCCTTCAGGTCCATGCCCACCAATGACTAGTTTACCCATATCAAAGTTAGTCATAAAAGCACATGCTTTGAATGGAGTGGTAGGTTTCTTTTGAATACCCCACTCATAACCCATTCGTTCCGCAATAATTCTTGGAACAACTATGTGCCAGAGTTGGTTTCCTATACCAGAACCATCGTAAATTTCAGAAACAATCATTTGATTAAACTTGCAAACTTCTCTTTGTTATCAAGGATGTATTGTGGATAAGAATTATCTACAGAAACAGTTTGATAAATTGCATAGTCCCTTCCCAGTGGGTCTTTATTATCTTTAACTCTAGCAACATTCTGTTTGATTTGATCGTTGTTTAACTCCGAATGAGCAGCACACTCAATCTTCTTCAACACCCTCTCCTCAACGGAAAGACCTTCACTTCCAACATAACTCCAGTGCCATCCACCAGGGAAAATTCTATAATTCTTTTCATTCTCTTGCTTACTACGCAGTTCAGACAAAGTATATTTTTCAAGAATTGACTTTCCAAATACCTTTGTACCCAACCACCTGGGTCTATCATCATAGTCCCAGTCAGTAGTCATAGCACGAATTATACCACCGACTTCAACAAGATTCAAGTATCCCATACAATTTTCTTGAGCAAAATGAAAGATTGCATCTTGCTCAAAGTATGATTGCAATTCTGAGATTGCTTCTGGGTTTGGAACTTCATCCACATCACTCCAGATAATTACATCATCACTAGAGGCATTTTCAAGAACAACTTTTTTGATATTATCTTTTTGAAAAACATCCCTTTGATATGGATGAAGTTCTGGTGATGTTGTATCATTAACAATATTGTGAATAATCTTATGATTAAACTTTTCAAACCTGTCTCTATTTTCTTGATAAAAAAGTGGTTTATCAAGACCAGAGAATGTTTTTGTTGCTTCACTTAATATAAAGTAATCAACATATGGATCGAGAATATTCAACCTAATTTCAAGAATATCTAATTCATTGAAGAAAGGAAATACATCAATTACTTTCATATTCCTCCTTCATCGCATTAAAGACTTTGGAAATTCCTTCCTGAATGGATGTTTTCGGCATCCACCATTTAGTAATAAATGTATCTGCCAAGTTTCTCTTATCTAACTGAACTGAATCCTTCTCTTCGGATGGTTGAAGTACAATATCATACTTACCATTTAAAGCAAATTGCCCACAAATCATACTGGCAATATCTTTAATTTTTGTATAATGGAAACTAGTAATATGAAGATTGTCTTCTGAAGTGAAATCAGTAAAGTTTTCCATAACAGTTTCAAGTGCTTCACAGCAGTCCTCTGCATAAAGAAAATCACGCTGTTCTTCACCATCAGTAAGCATATCAATTACACCAGTTTCAAATCCCTTACGAATAAAGTCTGTAATAACGTGTGCTTTCTCATAGTCTTTTTCAATGCCATAGACATTCCAAAACTTAACAATCAATCCATTAAGAGATTTGGTATAAAGTTCTCCTACGTTTTTAAGAACACCATATGGAGAATAACTCATGTTACTCATCTGAGATGATGCAAACACAAATCTCACATTATATTTCTGCAGAAGGGTAAATGCATTTGCCATCAGACGGCAGTTGTTATTAATGAACTGAAAAGTGTGTTGATACTTTTTCAGATATCGTGACCCACCCACATCAAAAGCAAGGAAGAATACAAAATCAGAATCAGCAATTCTTTCTTCCAAAAGAGGATTGGGGATTGTAGTCATGTCTTCATCTGGTGTATTCACCAAATCAAATTCATGCACCTGATGTCCTTTGTTACGTAGATACTCTGTCAGGTAAGCACCGATTTGCCCACTGGAACCTAATACTGTAATTTTCATATCAAACGGGATGGTGGAAAGGAATGTAGTTTTCTTTTTCTATTTGTGAATTGATCCAATCATAAGTTCTTGCGATGCCTTCCTCAAGTGACATAGAGTAATCCCACTGGAGTTTTTCACGAATTAGATCATTATTTGAATTACGCCCACGAACACCTAGAGGACCATCAATATGTTTTTTAGTAATCGTCTTACCACCAGCCTTCGCAGCAAGGTCTGCAAGTTGATTGATTGTTACCATCTCTTCAGAACCAATATTCACAGGTCCCATAAAGTCTGATTGAACAAGACGATAAGTTGCTTCTACACATTCATCAATATAAAGGAATGAACGTGTTTGTTCGCCATCTCCCCAAATCTCAATTTCGCCACCATCAGTAGGAAGTTCTGCTACCTTACGACAGATTGCTGCTGGTGATTTTTCTTTACCGCCTCTCCAGGTTCCTTCTGGTCCGAATATATTATGGTATCTAGCAACACGTACAGGAATACCATAGTTGCGATTGTAAGCAAAGTAGAGACGTTCCGAGAACAGTTTTTCCCATCCATATTCACTATCTGGTCCTGCAGGATACGCATCATCTTCTTTGAGACCTGGATTATTCGGGTCTAATTGGATGTACTCTGGATACATACATGCGGAAGAAGAGAAGAAAATGGTTGTTTTATTCACTCCCTTCATCTCATTCAAATCTTTGAGAGAACGAAGAACATTCAAATTAATTGACGCAGAATTGTTCATAACATCTGCGTCATGGTCTCCTGTAAAAATATATCCAGCACCACCCATATCTGCAGCAAACTGATAGATTTCATCAAAAGTATCAATATGCTTACTGGGAACAAATTTATAAAAATTATTATAAGGACCCTTGAATTGTACTACCTTATCTACAAGAAGTTGATCTGTTAAATCACCGAGAATAAACTCATCTGCAACAGATACTGAATGCTCTGGATATTTTACATCAACTCCGCGAACCCAATATCCTTTACTCTTTAAATGTTTAACCATGTGGCTACCAATGAAACCACCAGCACCAAGAACAAGTGCTGTTTTTGTATATTGAATCATAAACAAATCAATAATCTCCTAGTATATATTATAGCACATCAAAGCAAGTTTTTCTTGTACCACTCATAGGTTTGAGTAATTCCTTGGTGAAGTTCAATCTGAGGTTTCCACCCAAAAGATTTGATTTTATCTACATTCAAAACCTTACGTGGAGTTCCATTCGGTTTTGACGTATCCCAATTAATATCACGCTCATATCCAACAATATTAGCAATCGTTTCTGCTAATTGTTTGATAGTTACATCTTCACCTGTTCCAACATTAATATGCTCTTCTCCTTCATAATTTTGCATACAGATATAACAAGCTTCGGCAAGGTCATCAACATGAAGAAATTCGCGCATCGCAGACCCATCTCCCCAAAGTTTTACTTCCCAATGTTTGCTATGGTCTAGAGCAGCATGAAACTTAGCAAGCATCGCTGGAAGAACATGCGATGTTTCTAGATTAAAATTATCATAAGGACCATAAAGATTAGTTGGCATCAGTGAGATTGCATTAAATCCATATTGCTTACGGTATGCCTGACACATTTTAATCCCAGCAATCTTTGCAATCGCATAAGAATCATTTGTTGTTTCTAGAGGTCCGACAAGAAGTTGATCTTCGGTAATTGGAAGATTTGGGTGTTTTGGATAAATGCATGAAGATCCAAGAAAGAGTAGTTTTTTTATTCCAAAATTATAAGATGCGTTGATAACATTTGATTGAATCATCAAATTATCATATATGAAATTGGCAGGATAAGTTTTGTTTGCCATAATTCCGCCAGCTTTAGCGGCAGCAAGAAAAACATATTCTGGTTCTTCAGAGCAGAAATAACGCTCAACCTCATTTTGATTTGTAAAATCAACATTATCACGAGTACCTTTAATAAGGTTAGTATATCCCTTACTTTCAAGGTTCCTCACAATCGCTCTACCAACCATGCCATTGGCACCAGCAATTAGAATTCTAGAATCACTTTTCATTGATACACATATCCTCAACTAATTGTTTAAATGAAAACTTCGGAGACCATCCAAGATTTTTTTTTGCTTTTGTTGAATCTCCAAGTAGAGTTTCAACTTCTGCTGGACGAAAATATTTGGGATCAATTATAACACGAACAATACCTGTATTACTATCAATTCCAATTTCACTATCACCCTCCCCTTCCCAAACAATATTCATGCCAAAGTAAGGTGCTGCTTCTTCTACAAACTCACGTACAGAATATTGTTCTTCCGTCGCAACAACATAGTCATCTGCAGTTTCTTGTTGAAGCATCAACCACATCGCTTCAACATAATCTTTCGCGTGTCCCCAATCACGCTTTGCATTTATATTTCCAAGGCGAAGAACATCTTCTCTTCCCTCAGATATCGCTTTCAATCCCCTAGTAATTTTGCGAGTAACAAAAGTTTCTCCACGACGAGGAGATTCGTGATTAAAAAGAATACCCGTGCAAGCATACATTCCATATGCTTCACGATAGTTTTTAGTAATCCAATAAGCGTATAACTTTGCTACACCATAAGGAGAACGGGGATAAAAAGGAGTAGTTTCGCGTTGCGGAGTTTCTTGAACAAGACCGTAGAGTTCGCTCGTAGATGCTTGATAGATGCGGACCCTTTCTTCCATACCCAAGAGACGGACTGCTTCAAGAATGCGAAGAGTTCCCACAGCATCCACATCAGCAGTGTATTCAGGCATTTCAAAGGATACTTTGACATGACTTTGAGCACCAAGATTATAAATCTCATCTGGTTGAACTTTTTGAATAACTCTGACTATATTAGTAGAATCTGTTAAGTCTCCGTAATGTAACTTAATATTTTGAAATATATGGTCAATACGATGGGTATTGATCATAGAAGAGCGTCGTATTATACCATGAACTTCATATCCTTTCTCTAAGAGAAATTCTGCAAGATAAGAACCATCTTGTCCGGTAATACCCGTAATTAGAGCAACTCTCATTATCAATCGTTTCTCAGTGAATATTTTTCCAATAGCTCAGGAGAGTATTGCTGAATGTCTTTAATATTTTTCTCTTCTCTTTTTGCACTTTCAAGATCATAAACTCTGTTTCTAAGTTCAGTAGTAGAATATTGATGCCTTCTCATATGATAATGAATTTCAATACCATTATCAATACAATATTGTTTCCCAGTAACTTCAACATCTCTATACTCTTCACTTAAAAATCGAATATGAAAGGTTTGAGTTTTGATTAAATTGAGAAGATCTGCTTCAGTATCATAAACAAGAATTTCGTCAACGTATTTACATGCTTGAACCTGAGCGTATCTTTCATAGATGGACTGTACTGGTTTATTTTTCAATCCAGGTCTGTCTATTGTAGGATCAACTTGAAGTGCTACTTTCAGATAGTCGCACATTTCTTTTTCCATTTTTAGCATCGTGACGTGCCCCGCATGAAAAAGATCAAAACAACTGCAATTAAAACCGATTTTCATACAAACATAGTTTTTTATCATTATACTAAAAAAGGTGGGTTTATGCAACCCACCTCTGTAACTCAGGCTCGCCACCAATTCTTTAACTGGAAATTGGAAACCAGGCGGAGAAAGAATTCCCCATCCGCACCACTTGCTCTTGAGAGAAGCAAGAAACTCATAGGGGTCATTTTGACTCCACCACTTAGTTTTATGAAACTAAGAAAAGTTGGGTTAACTTTGATATCTCGGAAATACCAAAGAATGCACATAAAAATAATACATCCCAAAGTTTTAGTTTAATGGCAAAGGGTATTGTGAGTAAACCCCCAACTATTTTTATCATCAAACCAAATTTAAATTCTCCCCATAACATAGTTTGGTAACCAATTATGAGAAGAATGTTCCCAATCCACCTTAGGAGATCAGATTTAGACATAAGGGGTTTGCTCCCGACCAGTACTTTTAAAGTCTCTCCGTGACTATCAGACCTCCCTCTCTAAACGCTCTAGTTCTTTCTCCAGTTGACTCAATAAGCCCTCTCTGGTATAAGCACCAGTTTCTTGTTTACGACGCTCCATTTCCTCCTCAATCTTTTGAGTGATAGAAGCATGGCGACGGATTTCTCCACCCATCGACATTTGTTTTTTTGTTTGTTCCATACAGAACTGAAGTTGCATCAGTTCCATATCATCAAAATACATTAGGTTCTTCATCATCTTTTACATAACATGGGACACGATCTGGATCTAACCATTTAGTATACTCAAAGTCTTCCATTGCAGTCATCAGTTGCATCTCGTTATCGCAGTGATACATGTCACGATAGCGACCAGTATAGGAATCTACTTT